ATATGGGGAGGGGGTGTGTTTTTTGAGACCCCCTCCCTATACTTTTTATGCGGTCTGTACGGTCTTTGTGACCTTCTTATAGATGTTCATGAAATCATACTGAATAATTTCATCGATTGCTCGTTCAATTTCATCGTTAACTTCTTGATCTGACATATCATCAGTAAGTTTTGCGATTCGAGCAAGATAAGAACAAGAATTGTAGCCTTTTTCCACATCGAACATGAACCAATCGGTGAACTGTTCAAATGGATCAAAAGGATTGTCAAACGTTGTCAACATACAATTGTTTTCCATTGTTCATTCACCCTTTCAAATACTTAGATACAGTTGATGTAGAAACACCAAGTTTCTTGGCAATCTCGCCAATTGTGTAATTAGAACCAGCATAAGCTTTGATTCTATTAATCTTAGCTTGACTAAGATCCGTTGTTGCTCGAGGCGTTGCCCTTTGACGAAGTTCATCAACATCAGCATTATTGAGAATCTTCTTAAGAGTATTCTCACTCACAGCACCAGCTTGAATAGCATCCCATTCACGATCTGTGATCTTAATGGAACGATCTCTTCTAGATACAGAATTCACGTTAGTTCTATATTTAGTAAGAGCCTGCTGACTTGCTTTCTTAACTTCATCTTTTTTGAGTTCTTTGCCCTCGTTTTTGGCCTTCTGAATCTTAGCGTTAACTTCAGCGCTGGTGCGCAGCTGAGCCTGTCGCTCTCGAGGCGCATTCATAAGGGCAATCCGAAGCTTCTCATTCAAAGACTCCACTTCAGGCGCATAGGTCTGTCTGGCGGTCTTGGAATAGGCGATCTTTCCTGTAGCAGCGGCCTCTAGACGGGCCTTATTAGCCAGGTTCTTCATATTGTTCGCATAGTCCGCATAGACATGCTCCATCTTGGTATTTGCATCTGAGACGAGGGTCCTGGCATCGCTGGTCTCAGCCATACGGGTACTACGCTGGGTACGGTACTTAGTCTCCACGGTTACTTCACCAGTACGGCGGTTTACCTTGGGTACCTGGTACTCCACGTCATCGGCCACCTGGTATACTAAGGAACCTTCAGGCTTACTGGGATCGTACCAATCCTTACCCTTCTGGTTAATCTTAGGGCTGCCCTGACGCTTGAGCACCGACTCTTCGCCCTTGCTGCGAGACAATAGAGTGGATGCGCCACCGGTATGTACTTTACCATCGGCATCGATGGTTGTCTGGTACTTCTTCTTAAGGCCGGCAATGTTGTTGTCGATCTCGCTCTGTTTATAGTCAAGCTTATGCTTACCGGCATCGATAACAACCATACTGTGCCGAACCGCTCGAGCAAGCTCATCCTGAGTAGCGCCCTTAAGAGTCATATCAGTAATGAGGTTGGACACAATCCCCATCTGCATTTGGGTGCTGTCCTTTCCGGTGATCGGGTCTTTCATGTACTTCATACCCTTACGTTCAGGATACTCCGTCTTAGGATCGAATCCCTCAAGACCCTTCAAGGGCGGTGTAGATATAATTTTAACCTTGCCACCTTTGTCATGGGTGGGAATGCACATGACTGTATCGCCATCGAAGTCTGCACCAGACAATCGCTCAGCAACTTTACTATTGATACCGACCGCGTCAATAGAGTCAGTACCAATAAGCTTCTTAGCCTGAGGTTGCTTATTATTGACAGTCAAGATAGGAATTTCAAATGTGCCGCCATGAGGATAACGAATAAGAGCAAGCTTCGTTCCATTCTCATAGTTGGGCGCATACACTTCTGTGTCTTTCATAGAAGTAACAGGAATGATAACATGGTACTTCTGACCAGGAAGTGCCGCAGCCTGAAGATGGACCGCTGCAGAATCGCACTCATCGGCAAACTTCATAAGAAGATGCTTCTTAATAGTTGGATTGGTCAAGGATATAATTTCGTTATACTCATCAGTCTTGTCCGCGGTAGCGATACCAAGCTGTTTCTTAGCCATAGACAAAGACTGTTTAGCCAGGAACTGAGAAGGCAGTTTGTCTTTCCACTCAGTCCAGTCGCCCTCATCTGCACGCTTGTTAATGAGGCCCAGCTTTGCGCCCTTTGTATTAGCACTAACTCGCTCTCCTGTTTTTGGATCGTACCAATACTGTCCGCCTTGAGTGACATCCTTAATGGCAGAACCAAACGGGTTGTCGGGATCGTCCTTGATCTTCTTCAAGACATCACGCATCGGGACATCTTTAGACTTATTGGTATTGAAAATGACATCCACGCCATCAGGCATATCATCAGAATATAATGCCATACCTTTCAGGTAACGATCACCGTCGACGAGAACACGAACCTGAGAATATCGACTCTCGCCAAGCGACAGATCAGGAACGCCTCTTCGAAGTTCGATAACTCCATCTTTCTCAATACCGCCATCTTCTTTATAGCGAATCATGAGGCGCTTGGAATCCATGCTCTCCGGATAGTGAAACTTTCTTTCATAGCTATCGCCACCATCACGAGAAATATAATCATTCAGGGAATGAACATTCTCGTAATTGTAGATTTCTTTATGTTCGGTTCCAGGAGGGCAGATAACTTTGATAGTTGTCTTCTGACTCGGATTGGTTGCCTGAGGAACACGACCACCATAAACAGGATAGCCTTCGCTCTTCAGAATTTCAAGAGCCTGGTCGAGCTTCTCCTTGGATATGTTGAGCTCCATGGCAACGCCGGCACCAACATCGATCATGCCTTTTTCTTCAATCTGTTTCTTGATGAACTCAGCAGTATCACGAGCCTGCTTCATTCGACTCTCAGACTTAGCATTGAGCCACGAACGAACTGTGGATTCATTAAGATCAATGCCCAGTTCTTCAGACATCTTCCTTGCAATCTCGCTATCACCAAGGCCGTCTTCCTTCAAAGCCTTTGCTCGAGACACTCTAAGCATTCGGCGCTCATCTTTTGCAATGCCTTTCTGTGCACGATATTGAGTTGTGGTCAAACCAAACTCCTTTTTAATATTTTCAGGAGTTTCGGTCCAGCCACCTTTCTTGAGCTCCTCAATGCGTCCAAGAAAGTCTTTCTCATGTTGATACGGGTCCTCGCCGGAACCCCATGGATATCTTCCGCTACGACGCGGCATGCCATAATGCATCAGAATATCGTTCATTTCTTCAGCAATGGGGTTCATGGTATCAGACCTCCTTGTAGTCTACTTTTTCTAGCAGCTTGTCCAAATATATAATTCGGTCCATAATGGCAGTAATCTCATCAGGCTCCGGACGATGATAAAGAACCTCATCATTCTGGTAAATCCGAAGTTCCGCTTCAATGTCGGCAGGCTTGATTTTATACTCCAAACAAAAAAGAGCAGCATAGATCATAAGCTGCTCCATATGTACAGGGGTCTTTCCAGTTTTAAGGTCATGAATTCTAAGAACGCCATTTCTGAAACAGATAGAATCGGCAGTTCCAAAGAATCTTGGAGAATATAATAGAACAACCTCAGTATCCATCTTAAAACCAATTGCATCGTTTACGTATGCGTAGATGGTTTTCTTAGAACGAGGTTGCTTAATCCCCAAGTCAATTGTTTCTTTTGCCCAGGCATGGAGTCGTGTCCCCATCTCCTTGGCTTTCATGTTAGAATATACACTTAGGATCTTCTCATCGTCATAGCGAAGCCAAGCCGACTGGCTGGCCCCGAATGGCGCATGAAGACCCTCAAGATTCGAATGCTTTGTAAAGATCACTCAACACTTCCTCCTTGTTCTCTGGACAAATAAAACGAGAGAAAGACATCTCGTTCATCTTGTCCACGTAATATTGCTGGTTGGGCTGCTTCTTGGCATTCGCGCTTCTTTTATTTTCCAAGGAAGCCCACTTGTCTTTGTGCAGAATCAAAAGGTCTGGCATTCCCTGAATATAATTAGGGTCTGTCTTCATGACGATACAGCCTGGAAATCGTTCTTTAATTTCCTTAATCAGTTTTGCCTGAAATTTGCTCTCTAACATTTGCGAGCCTCCTTTCTTTAAAATCAAAAGAAAAAGATGTAAAAACATCTTCTCTCTATAAAAGGGCATGTTTTTTTCGCGAACTCTAAAGGAAGCAAAATATAATCACACCAGGCAGACAAGCTTGGCGAAGTCCTCAACAGACAAATGTAACGCCTTTGCAATCTTCACCATATTGTACGTACTCGGCACCGCAGCGCCATTGACATACTTAGTGACAGACGCTGGGGAAATATCAGCATCCCAGGACAAGTCATCTTGAGAGTAGCCCTTGGTACGCATCTTACGATATAATCTACGAGCGAACTCTTGTTTCCATTCTTCCTCGTTGGTCGGCATTCTTATTGCGTTGAGCTCTTCCATGCTGGCTGCGCACCTAAACGTCTTGAGAATCTGGTCATACTGAATAACGCCACCATCATTCAGCTCGACAATAATTTCAAAGCTGTCGCTTGGGTTCCAGCACTTAACTCGATCAACAGCCCAAGGGCACATCTTGGTGAACTCGTCAAACACACTTGTGTCTTTTATCTTTTTCATAAAAGTTCCTTTCTTGACCACCCAAATATTTTTTGTCTTACAATAATTCAGTTTTGCAAAAAATTGTAGAAATCATATTAATATAGCAATATTTACTATAGTAAATTCGCGCCTATTAATAGAAAATGGGTAAAAAACGCAAAAAGTGTGTAAAAATGCCCAAAAATGCCCCAAAATCGATTTTTTGTCTTACAATAATTCGTCAAATCACAAAATTAGCAATCGATTTTTTGTCTTACAATAATTCATTTCGATTTTTTGTCTTACAATAATTCAGGTGTATTTCTTCAAGTTATAGGTCATTTTCAGCCCCATCTTGAAGATTTCCGTATACGTCATTCCTCGATCATTAACCAAATAATCGAGCTTCTCTTCGTCCGTACGGTCCACTCTAACCGTTACGCTACGCCTCTTCGCATCCGGTTTAACAGGTCTCCCCCGCTTCTTCGAATCTCCCAAAATATAATCGCCTCTCCTTTCAGCACCCATGCAAACCGACGTAAAAAGAAGAGCCCAAGTTTCCCTGGACCCTTCTTTATAAGCACTACTCTCTCACCTCAAGATTCTCTGTAATCTTCGGAATAACTGTCTTACAGAGCTCGAAGCTCAGCCGCTGCAAGTCTTCAGCAGCAACACCCATATCAAAAATATAATTGTCCAAAGCAGTCTCAGAAGGATGCTTACGCTGTTCAGGAGTCAGTGCATTCTCATGGCCCGGCCGCTCAATACGAAGCGTATAAATTTCAGGCCAATCGGGATAGAAATGAAGGTCTCCATCCGGACTTTTTGTCAAATGTCGCCGGTCTTTCCACGCTTCGATTTCATTCGGGAAACGGCAATCATCTACAATGAGATAATCCAAGTAATATTTGGACTGCTCGGCAATCTCGATAACCCGATCGACCCAGAAATTAGGTTTACGAGCTCTCACAACATCCGTACCCCACCATTGCAGAAGTTTACGCCCGGCTTCGTCTTTCTTACCGTCCCATCCCCAAACAGTCTTAGCGGTAAACTTCACATAAGCGCCATAAGGAATAATAGCTACACGCTGATCATATGCTGACTCAAGAACCGCTTTAATATAATTTGCGGCGGTAGTCTTTCCGGCTTCGGCCTTGCCAGAGATCAAGATGATTTTCATATGTAGTCCCTTCCTCACTTTCCAAAGTATAGCCACCAACGGTAAATGGGTGCATTAATGGCCCGAGCTTTAAGCTCTTTGATAGCCTTATTGTTCTCAACGTAGACTTCGATCTGCGACTGTACAAGAGTGTCTGACTTAAGTTCCGGATAGAGAGCAACAAGTGTCATGGAACTTTCCGGGGTCACCTCGGTAAAGATACCAGTCTCATACTCCTGATACTGCTTTACCACATCCGCAATCTGTTGCTCGATCTTGGCGTTTTCTTCTTCATACATAGCGATCTTTTTGTCGATACCCACTCGACAAACCACAAATATAAACAACACAATGGAAGCAATAACCGATATTGCAATAATAACGCCGCCGGTAATCTGAAGGGCGGAACCAATACAATCCCTATCGTCAGATAACTTATAATAGAGAGTTGTGCCTCCAACGGCCATCAGAATTCCAATAGCAATAATGACGAGGATCATAAATATACTCCTTTCAATCTTCTACAAATATGTATCAATGCCAATCTGCCCATTCGCGGTTGATGATTGCACGTCCGACTCGATCGGCCTCAAACCCCGTCTTACACTTCTCCAACCGATAAATATCGTCATCAGTCAGATCCAGCAAGAACTCGTCCTTAAGTATATTGATCTTCCGATCAATATAATACTCCAATTCCGTCATAGGCCCTCCGCACACTCCAGAACTCTAGTAACATATGTACTTACTCGTCCAGCAGCGATCATCTCATTTGCATAAGACCCGCCGCCGTTATAAGCCATCAGTGCATGCTCAACAGATCCATAATGCTTAAGCAGATCACCAAACAGGTCGAGGCCCACGGTCACGTTCTGATACGGGTCTAGCAGGTTATCGCACCCGAGCTTCTCCATTCGTGCGTAATGCCATCTAGGCTGAATCTGCATGAGACCGAGGGAGTTGCCGCCGTCGCCAACTGCGTCCGTACGGAATCCCGACTCGCACTTCATCATGGCAAACGCCACTCGAGGGTTAATACCACGCTCTTCACAAATATCCACGATGTAGTCCTGCAAATCCTTGTCCAAAGGCACGTCAAAATAGGTCCTAGAAGGCTCTACAAAGGCCGCTACACGATTTTCCTCACAGATCTGGATAATTGCACGCTCCTCGTAATCCTTACCATACAGAGCCTCAGAAGTGCCATTACGGGGGTCTGCAGATGCCACATTGAATACCGCCAGTACCAGAATGCAAATATACATCCCGATCAAAGCGCTCGCAGCAGCGATGGATATCACCTGTTTGGTTCTCTTCTTCATAAGTTAGTCCTCCACTTGTTCACCGAGGTTAGATGAATATAATGTCACCTCGACCTCTTCTTTGTTTGCTTTCTCTATGTCTTTCAGATTAAGTCGTCCTTCATGAATAGCATCGGCCGTATAGGACATATTAGAGAGGAACTCCAAAATATCATCCTTACTGAATCCGTGTTTAGATTGAAGTATATACTCAACCATAATCATTGTGTTTTTAACTGCCTGGCTCTTAGCTTGAGCCACATTCAGAACCTTTGGCTTAGGGCCTTTCTTAGATCGAGTGGCCATGCCTCAATACCTCCACTCGTCAAAATGCTGGCTCTTTTTCAAGCCAACGAGCACCAGCAGTTTCTGAAACCAATTGAAATGAGAATATGATTTCCAATTCCGCCACTTACGGTAGCGGGAAATGAGTTTACGCATTTACTCAGCCTCCTTGTTAAATATCAATTCCACATTGCATGGAACGGTCATGATCTGAGTAACGATCCATGGAAGGTTAAATGTAGAAATAGTCATTCGTATATACCTCGTTATCAGAGCCAATGCACACGTTTTCGAATGGGCATTCCTCACGATAATATGGAAGACTGTCAACTAAAATTTTCATTTTTTCTCCTTTCTTAGCTTCTTTAAATATTTACGATACTTCCTACTGTATTTTTTTAATATAACTTCAAGCATAATTGAATTAGTTTGCTCTGTCGTTTCAGGTAATGTCGTAAGATAGGGGGCAATCCTCCTTGTCGTCTATCAAGGTCTTATATATCAGGTCAAGTGCATACTGAGCGGAAATTGGAGGATCGCCAAGAAAATGATTAGGGTCGTTAAACCACTCAGCTTTCTTTTGAGAGTAGCCTTCGAAGGATATATCGTCAGACCAGATTATTGTTTATCACCCGTAATTAGTTCCGAATAAGGCAGCCCCTCGATCCAGTCACAGAACGTGCGCCACTCGTCCAACTTATGGTTACGACGAGACCTATAAATATTCGCCAGGACTTCGTAGTTCAGCATGATCGTCCGCTTCTGGTTATAGGAACTCGGTAGGAGCTGAATCATCTGCCACCAATATTTTTTGTCTTTGGTGGCAAGATACTTCTCTCGATTAAAGTTCAACGCTTTGATAACGATGTCTCTCAAAATGCCGGTGGAAGAATATCCCCAGTCCGGGTCATTCCGTAGGGCAATCAAATCATTATCCTCAAGCGTCCATCCATTTAGTTTCTGACCCAGAACAAATTCAGTCAAATGCTCACAACTGAAATCCTCCAGCGTAAACTCCTTCGCATGAATCTTGTGCATCGTCGAGCAAGAGTTCGCAACTGTGCCCACTTTGTACGTATCGAACTCCTTCCACCAATAGAGCGGAGCCGTGATGTCAAGATACACAGTAATCATCCGCATGAACTTACGATGGTCCGTACCGGCATTGCGAAGTTTCGTCATGAGATCAAGGTCGTTCGGGCCGACAATTGTTTTAAGATAATCATATCCGTACGGACATTCTTCATAATCGATACAGTTATCGCAGTCGCCACAAGTACCGCATGAATGACTATCGCTCTTCTCCCAAGAGTTCATCGGATTTCGCATGCCTCTGATGGCAGCCTCCCAGCCCACCACTTTGGTGTTTTCAATTTTCAGCATTGTTATTCTCCTTTCCAGTAACTTTTCTCATGAAAATGACATCACCATCAAGCTTAAGGACGTAGGCCTTCTCCTGGGGAAAATACCGGATCTCCCAATCTTCGTAGCCAGACATCTTGAGCATGTCTTCCAACTTCGCAATGAAATCAGTCATTTTTATTCTCCTTTTCAAAATATGATTATACTTAGGCCCAATGCTTCGTTTCCTTAAGAAGCTCACACATGTCGGTATCTACCCAATGGAAGTTCTTATCCTCATCCACAACAAGAAAACGATCTCTAGTTGGGTCCACAAAATAGACAGGCGATTCGTGCGAACAACCGGGATCGTCATACCAGAGCACACAAATATCACGCATTTTCATTCTCCTCCATAATAGTCACATCAGGATTGTCTTGAATATTGCAGCCTCGGAACAAGCACCAGCCATCAAAGTCTCGCATATCGTAATTATTCATGTATCCAAGATCGCAATGCCCTTCGCTTCCTCGTTCGTTATGGCACTCATATAGAGTTGTGTGAAACATGGGGCATTCCTTGCATGTTTTCGGATATCGCTCGAGTTCAAGGATGATTTTCTTTTTGCACTTAATCATCCTCATCCTCCTTAGATTCACCCTCCAGCCAGATCACAAGGCTGTTGAGGCATTTCGGGCAGAGATCATAAACGATCCGATTGAAATGAGCTTCGTTGCTGACCTTACGATCAATCAATGCGATTCCGTTGACCCGCTCTTTCTTAAAAGAAATATTCTTCTGCTCGTAGTAATCCCTGCACCGATCGCACTTCTTAGCAAGACTCATCTTCGTCACCCTCCTCGAGATGTACAACATCTACCTCAGAAATCCATTTAGTAAAAGTCCACGCACAATAAAGGCCAAAGAAAACCCAGTAGACCCAATCAGGTTCAATGACCGAACCAATAATGGCGAACAGAATAATGGACAGCATTTTATTTCCTCCTTATTTATAGAGCAGCACATAAGCTGCACAACCAACTCCTACGAGCATGGTGATGGCCAGGACACCAATGCAAATATAATCCAGAGTGGTCATTCGGCATCCTCCTTAACTGAGTCACAGTCGACCGTAGCCGCATCAACGCCCATGATCCTTAGAGCTAGCTGGAGCTCGTCGATCAAATATGATTCCTTGTGCATCATATTATCGTTATAGATGGTAGCAACAAACTGCCGGATTGTGATGGGATCAGGAATATTAAGGCCAAGATCAAAAGCCTCTTTTTTCACCTGATCGCGCATAGCCATGGTAGGAACAACGATCGTCATTCCGGTTTCAGAAGACCTCTTGATCAGCATAGTAGTCTTCCCAGAGCAACGAGGCATGGAATAAATGGTAGACATTTTATACTCCTTTCAAATATCCATCAGTTCCCGAATCTCAGATGTATTCATTGAATTTTTTTCTTATTCGAGCAACTATTTGGCTCACATAAGCTCTAGTCACGCCCAGTTCTTTGCCAATCTCTCTCTGGTACCACCCATCCACTAAATATCGAAAAACGGTCTTTTCTTTTGGTGTGAGACTGTTCCATAGGCCCTCAATATCTAGAAACCCAACGTCAGGATCTCCAGGAATAAGTTCCTGAATAGAAGTAGACTCTTCGCTTTTAATTTGATTTTTGGATGGTTCATCTAATGAGATCTGAATATAGCCAGACGATTTCGGATTCCTTCCCTTAGCATTTCGCGACCGAATCTCGATCTTAATTGCATTTGCGATACATGGACAGGCATAACTTGCAAACTTAGCTATGTCCTCATCAAAAGTTAAGCATGCTTGCCACAATCCAATTCGTCCGCATTGCTGTAGATCTTCGTCATATAGCCCCCATGGAAACTTCTTGTTAAGGACATGAAAAACAAGTTGCTCATTAGCAAGATATAATTCCTCAGGTGTCATGACTCCTTCTCCTTAAAATGAATTGGTTTATGGGAATACAAGTTCATGGGATATGCAAGGCAGAGATCGCAGGGATCTTTTGTCTCGTCCAGCTTCTCGTGCTCACACTTAGGACAATACTGGTCGAAATATACTTCCTTGTAACCGTCTCCGTTCATTATGTAACCTCCTTTTTAACTCCTCCGAATGCTATGAGCTTAGCACCGACAACGTTTCCGATAACTGCAAATGAGAATATAACCCACCATTCTACAGATGCGAGATCCGCATTATAGAGCATGGCAACGCAATGGTTTGAACCAGAGAGTAAGAATGCTGCAACACACATGGCCGTAGCCCAAGGGTGCTTTGAATATAATGCTACGCCCATCTGCATAAGAGTTCCACAAGCCACCCCAGCGGAGAAGTACCAGGGCGGCCACTTCAGGAGATAGACTGCTAGGAAGATGCCCGCCGCATTAGCCACAAATATCAATGCGCACTCTCCGAGCTTGCCTTCTCCAACTTTTCCGGTGAAGAGATTAAGTTTGAATGCACAAATTGTCAGTAGCCCCAGCCCAAAGAGAAAGGCCCCCACGATTTTATTCTCGCAGGAGCCATAAATATGGGCCGACAGTCCAATCAGATACCCAGCAGATACTCCTCGCTTTAAAATATCAAGCATAAAGTTACTCCTTAGAAGGATCGTGCTCTATCGGACGACCCCAGCAAGCTTGACATATGGATTCACTTACAGCATAACACTTAGCATCTACGTCGCAGGTAGACGGCTTCGAGGCAAGGCCGTGCTCGTCGGGGCAACCAACTATACCAGCGATAAACCCTAGATCCATGCTCTTAGGATCGTGTTTGGTGATCCACTCTCGGCAAGTCATTGTCTTCTTTTCCGACTTCTTCTCAGGCTCCTTCTTCTTTTTATTCAGCTCTTTAAGCCGAGCCGTCAGCAGGATTCTCTCACCCTCGCACAGAGCGTAGACCAAATCATTCTGCCAAATATCCCGGGTCTCGGCCACCTTGCACATGCCGTTCTCGATAGCATCAAGAACCTCGATGATTCGTTCTCTTTCGGTCATAAGTCCTCCTTAAAATATCAGCCCTTAAAAGGTACCTGTTCAACATCTCCGCCCTGGACCGTAACAGATTGCATAACACATTTCTTTTCTTCATCCCAATACAGAGTGTCGAGAATATGATCAATGTCATCCTGAATTTCGGGCTCGGTCATCCGCATGACTTCATACTGCTGAAGGCCAACCTTAGAGCGAAGTCTCTGCATTACCGTACCCGCCCATATTCTGAACTTACGAGCCTCTAGCCGTCTACTGGCAAACAAAGCCTCATAGATACCGAGTTCATTAACAACAAGCATCCAATGAGTCTTCCATTCGCCGGGTTTACGACCAATATCCTTGCTGATGGCTGCTCTGTCGATAGACTTTACGGGCCGAGTGCCATTCAAGGTCATTTCAAATGACGTTGAATCTCTCTCGACAAGAACTCGTTCAAGCATGTCGGGGCTCAAACGCTGGGCAATTGCGGCAGTCCTCAGATTCAATGCATCGCAAATATCCTTCAGAATGGCCCACCATTCCCCGTCAATCTCGATAAAGCGGATATCGTACCCGCACCAATTTTCAGTTCTGATCATTTTAACTCCTCTCAAACGTTCAACGTCCCCATAAGGGACCTTAGATCTGCTATACTTTGAAGATATATCACATACAGATGACCGAATATACAGGCATACAACCAGACTGCTTACAGAAAAGCACGCCGTCCTCGATGTTATAATTCTCTTCCAGGTCGATCAGCTTATCCAGATCTTCCTTCTCGCCGTCTTCAAAATATGCGATAGGCTTGCCAGTATAATTCTTCGAAGGAATATAGATTTTCATAAGTTACTCCTTTCAATTTTCCGTGAATATAAAGCCCCCATTTAAGGGGCATAACTACATATGATAGCTAGTCGGCATCCAATCCGGTTTTAACATTAGGGCATCGCCTCTTCGACCAATCCAAAGAATATCTCGTTGTCAGACAGTCTTCGATGGTTCATAATTTTGAACAATTTCTCAGCATCATCTTCGGTTCGAGCCATAATTAGGTCCCAATTCCTACGTGATTCATCGACTCCTTGATGGTCCCCCTGCTCAAAATAGAAAACCTTAATTTTTTTCAAACCATTCATGTTTTTCACCATTTAACCCATCTAGTTTCATTAAACTGTTTTTTTTCACTCAGTGCTTTGCTGATCGCGAGGTCAATTCCGGACCGGGACTTGAGATGATAATAGTAGAGATCTCGGAATGGAGTGTTAAGGCGATCAATGCGGCCTGCAGCTTGAGACAAGGTCTTATAGCTGTAAGTCTGGGAATAAAACACAACGGTATCGGTTCTGATACAATTCCATCCTTCTGCGCCTGCTCCATAGTTGACAAGATAGACCCAAGCATTTCCTTCTGGTACAGGTTGATGTTGATGCCCATTCCACTCTGCGATTTTTGTTTTTGGCCCATAATATAGTCCTTTTAAAATATCAAGCTCGTAGTCGTAGCTATAGAATATGATCATTCTCGGATGCTTCTCAGCTAATTCCATTAGAGCTACTTGTCTAGACTCGTCCTCATTCACGATTCGTCTTAAGACATAGCAAAGACCAGAAGCTTGCTGAATTGGTTCGTCTTTAAATGGATCCCAGCGAGTTCGCATGGCTTCTCGATATTTTGCTGTGTCATACTTAACATAAACGTTCTCGTGATGAGGCACAGTCTTCCTCGAGAAATCCATATCTATCAGAATTTGGTTTCTCAGTCGGATGAGTCGTCCGGTATTATGGTATCCAACAATCTTCGGGTAGTTTTTACAATGAGGATCATATTGAATATGCTCTCTACTAAACTCCGTTTTGCTTTTGTAGAAGCCGTTTGCGATAAACACTGGAATATACTGCTCCCAAGTGTCGCCTGGCGTCGCTGAGAGAATGATCCATTTGTTCTTACGAGCAATATTCAAAAACGTCTTTACCCAAGTTCCTTTACCGGTTACACGGTCCTCATCAAATATAAAGAATGCTCCGTGAACATCCTTATACTTTTTAATGTTGTTCCAGCTATCAATAATGACTTTGTTTTTGTAAAGACTTAGTTCCGGATTCGTGGAAATGAGATAATATGCCAGTTCTCCTTCCCACTCTTTTGAATCTCGCTTCATCGCCGTCGTAATAATATGAAGGTCTTTTGGATTTTGCATAGGGACGTAGTCGGGGCCTATACTACCACCTTGCTCTTTGAAGTAATAGTACAGACCCGTTCTACTTTTTCCGCTTCCCACGCCGCCATTCAAGATGCATCCGTTTCGCATTTTCTTGACAGCATCCATCTGGTAGTCGTAGAGAAATGGCTTACTCATTTTCTTCGGTTTTCTTCGTCTCAAACTGGATCGTGGTTCCACCAAGAGCGCCAGTAAGAACCTCAAACAGATTTTTATTAATATCAATCGGTTTAAGATCGAATTTAAATGTCATGGGCTTAATGCTTCTCAGAAGGTTTTGATCCGGATCCGAGTCATCTTCCTTCGGTAGCCACTTACGGAATACGTTGTAATAGTTGCCCCTATTGCCAAGCATCTTCTTGCAGATGCACATGGCCAGGCCCTTTTCGGGATCGTAGTCTTCATTCTCACACTTCACGACAGTCATGGTGCTATCCGTCCAGAAGACAATTGTGGCCGGAGGGTTGAACTTGACGTTCTTGATGCGGTTGCGAATATCACAGTACATATGATAGCTCCTTTCAGCAGTTTCTCTACCAACGGACGGAACATTGTTCGTCTTCATATAGACTTGATGGATCACATCGATATCGTTCTGGTAATACTTTTTCCAAGCATTATCGCCGTAAAGTCCGTTGAGCAAATCTTTGTGATAATTATCCATTGCACTTCTCCTCCTTCTTGCTATTCCGCTTGTTGAAGCGGTAAATATCACGTCTCATCTGATACACGGTGTCATAGGCAGCCTTAAGCTTGCAGTTGTGGATCTCGCGATAGCGGATTGCCGCGGCCGGCATGTTCTTGCTCATGATCAGGTCAATGACACTGGGCTCCTCGATGGGAACAAAGGTCTCGGTCTCCAGACATCTCTCCAGCTCGCCCTCACCATAAATATCATTTACGATGCTGATCTGGGCCTCGGTGAAGATCTTGTCAGTGTTCTTGGACAGGTAGTACATATGTTTTTGCTCCTTTCAAAATATGTTTTAATATGTATAAAGAGCCCGTCCGTAGACGAGCCCAAGACGACCTTATCGACGGATTGGGTAAACGGCGCTCGTTACCCGACCGTCATCATAGCAAGTTAACTCAACTCGCTCGTTTAATTCTGGAATATCAAATAGCCATTGATTCATAGCCGGGTCATTCCAAAACTCAGCAATGTCCTCGTATTGAAGATAATGCTCTGTGAAATATGCGGCCAAACGTCTTTGATACCACTTCTCAGTTCTCATCATGTAGTCGCCCCTTCAAAGTTGGTGCTGGGCATAGGGCATAAAGTTTACGCCCGTCAATTTCACCACAACACTCAAGTAAGTTATTGTCTCGCATAGCGTTCAATCCAATGGTTCCGATCACATGAATAATATAATCCTCATACAATGCGTCCGTACCTTGGAATTCGGCCCACATAACTCGATAATAGAAATTTAGCATGTCAATCATCCTCTCGAGTCAATTCAACATCGGTAAGAACATAATCCCAGCTTGTTCCAAAATGTGTAACAGCCCAGATGTAAATATCAAGCTTCTCGTTGTAGAATACGAGCTCGTCAGTGAGTTTCTCTAGAACTTCGTATCCATACTCAGAGATAATATAATCCTGGAAGACCATCTTGTTGAATTCTCCAGCGATGATCTCCCAATCTTCCATTGTTTCCGCTCGGACAGTATTATTCAGAATGCAGTCACCAACAATGTCTGCCAGCGCCTTGTAATCTAAATATCCATTCTGTAATCCGTGCTCTGATACTTCAACACCCCAAGCTTTGTTGCCGTACAACTTAATTTTGTTCTTTTCCATGATATTTCCTTGCTTTTACAAAAAAGCCTGGCATTTAC